CGGGCGGTGGACTCCCAGCAGATGGAGCCCATCGAGGACCATCCGATCCTCCAACTGATGGCCGAGCCAGAGCCTGGCATGGTAGGCAACCTGCTGTGGGGCTGGGTGATCCAGGATTACAAGCTCTTTGGCAACGCCTACCTCCGGAAGCAGCGGATCGGCGGTCCCGGCTCGCAGGTGGTGGCGCTCCAGTACATTCCGCAGGGCATGATCCGGCCGGTGGGCGACGGCCGAAACCCGCTCACCCACTACACCTACACGACGGACGGGCGATCCTTCGATCTCCAGGTTTCCGACGTCATCCACTTCCGCTACGGGCGCGATCCCGAGGACATCCGGCTGGGGCGCTCTCCTGTCCAGTCCGTCCTGCGCGAGATCGCCACCGACAACATGGCCAGCAGCTCGGCCTACGGCCTTCTGTCCAATGGCGCGATGCCGTCGATCATTGTTGGACCGGACGCATCCGGATCCGCGCAGGTGGACATCTCGCCGGACGACGCCAAGCAGGTCAAGCGATCGCTCAGAGAAAACCTCACCGGCGACAACGCGGGCGGGATCGTGGTGATGTCGGGTCCGTACAAGATGGACAAGGTCTCGCTCACTCCCGCGGAACTGGCGCTCGATACGGTGCGCCGGGTGCCGGAGGAGCGAATCTGCTCGGCGCTCGGAATCAACCCTATGGTGCTGGGCCTCGGGTCCGGCCTCGAGCGATCGACCTACTCGAATTACGAGCGGGCGCAACAGGCGGCTTGGGAGGACGGCATGGTCCCGCTCCTGCGCTCGATCTCCGACACCCTTACGGTCTCGCTCCTGCCGGACTTCCCCGAGTCCCAGGAAGGCGACAAGGTCGAGTACGACTTCGCCGGCGTTCGGGCGCTCGCGGACGACCGGCAAGCCGAGGCCGAGCGAGCCGAGCGCCTCTACAAAGCCGGTGTGGCCGATCTGGCCGAGGCGAAGCGGATCGCGGGTCTGGAACCAGCGCCAGAGGACGAGGGCGTGATGCACCCCACCGCGATGCCGGTGGAGTCTCCCGTGGCTCCGCTGCCGGTGCGCTCGGTCGATGTCGCGACCAAGAGCCATCCGACCGAGGCCATGCAGGAGGCCGCCCGGCGGGCGCTCGCATGGAAAGAAGAAGGCCGTCCCGGTGGAACCCGCGTCGGTCTGGCCCGGGCGAACCAGATCGCCAGCGGTGGGGTGATCCGAGAGGACACCATCCTGCGGATGCACAGCTTCTTCTCCCGGCATGAGGTTGACAAGGAGGCCGAGGGTTTCGAGGCCGGTGAGGAGGGTTTCCCATCTCCCGGGCGCGTGGCCTGGGATCTCTGGGGCGGTGATGCCGGGCAGGCTTGGGCGTCCCGGCTCCGCGACAAGATCATGCGTGGCGAGAAGCTCGAGGCCAAGAGCGAGACCTGCACCCACGGCCATGAGGTGCCGTACCAGTCCCACCCTTTTTACGGGTGGTCGAGCATTCCACCGGACGAACGGTAAAGGCCACCGGGCGCGAGTCCGAGCTTTACCGGGCGGCGCAATCCTACCGTAACGCTCTGATCCAGCGTGAGGATGCCGCGGTCTCCCAGATGCGGGAGATCTATGGCGAAGCGATGGTCCAGCTCCGGCGGGAACTCGAGGCGCTCGACCGGAGGCTCGCGGACCGGGAGGAACGGGGCGAACCGCTCGCGGATGCGGCGCTCGCGATGCGGTCCCGGCTCGAATCCCTCATCGATCAGGTGCAAAGCAAGCTTGCGGATCTGTCGCCGGAGGCGGTGCGGATCGCCAGCGACGGCCAGCAGACCGCTCTGGAGTTCGTCAACTCCGAGACCAACGCTCTGCTCTACGCGGCCACAGGCGATGCCAAGCGGGCGGCCGAGGTGATCGCGGCCTTCGATGCTCTCCCGCAGGAGGCGCTCCAGTCATTCGTGGGCTTCAGCTCCGACGGGTCACCGCTCGCGGTCCTCTTCGACTCGATCGCGCAGGACGTCCCGAGCGCCATGCGGTTCACACTCTCCAGCGGGATCGCCCAGGGGCGCAATCCTCGGGCGGTGGCCAAGGATCTGATGATGCTTGCGGATCTACCGGCAAGGCGGGCAGAGACCATCGCCAGGACCGAGATGATCCGAGCTGCGCGGGAAGGCCAGCGGATGCTCTACGAGGGATCGCCCGCGGTGCAGGGCTACCGCCGGGTGGCCACGCAGGACGCACGGGTCTGCACGGCCTGCTTGGCGCTCTCCGGCACAGAGGCAAAGACTTCGGAGATCATGCCATCGCATCCCAATTGCCGGTGCGTCATGGTGCCGGTGACTCCAAGCCTGGCGCAGATTACGGGAGATCCGAGCATACCGGACCTGCGTCCCGGCGCGGTAACTCCGGAGACCATCATGCGCGGACTGGACCGAGCCGAGTTGATCGGCATTCTCGGGCCGAGGCGCTACCAGATGATGCTCGACGGCTTCCCGATCCGCGACATGGTCGAGGTACGCAACGACGGGAAGTGGGGTCCGACCACGCGGATCCGGCCGATCAAGGACTTGGTGGGATAATCGAGACATGGAAACGCAATCCATCATCGGCGGCGCGGTCAAGAGCGACCGGCTCGGGTACGTCAAGGGCTATCTGGTCCGGTTCGGCGATCCCGGGACGGTGGACCTCGAGGGTGACTTCTTCAGCAAGGGAACCGACTTCGGGTTCCCCGTGAAAAGCGGCGCTCGGGTGCCTCTGAATCTCTATTACCACCACGGGATGGACTCCAAGGTGGGAAGAAAGAGCATCGGCACCGGATACCTCAAGATGGACGACGAGGGGCTCTGGTATGAGGCCCAGATCGACCTTGCGGACGAATACGGCAAGATGATCGCCAAGCTGGCCAAGGAAGGCAAGATGGGCTTTTCCTCCGGTGCGGCCGGGCATCTGGTCGAGCGCAAGAGCCTCGGGCCGGTGGCCGAGATCACGCGGTGGCCCATCGCCGAGGCATCGATCACGCCCACTCCCGCGGAGTGGCGCAATAGCGTGAAATCGATCGAGGACTACTTCGCGATGGACGAGATGGGCAACGGCGAAGAAGAGGACGGCGAAGAGGAGATGATGCTCCCGCCCGCACCGGACCAGACGCCCGAGGACTTCGCCCGCGAAGCGTTCGCGGACATGAAATTCGAGGTGCTGCACGAAGCCATCGAAGCCCACTACGAGGCGCTCTGCGCCGGGGTCGAGGCCGTCTCCGAGATCGAGGGAGACCGTCTGGCCTTCGTGGTGGCTCTCCTGGACACGTTCGCCGGACGGCTCGGCACGATCGCCGAGGGTCTGGAGCTGGACGTCAAATCGCTGCGGAAGGTGTCTCCCGATACCCTTCGCGCCACCGAGCGCCGGTTGCGGGATGCAATCGGCCTCAGCCGATCGGATGCCAAGCGGCTGGCACCGGAGATCTGGGACACCTTGCGGGACGCAAGCCGGGGAGACGGGTCCGAATCTATCGACGAACCAACCGCCGTCAAGACGGTGGACGACACCGAGCGCGATTCGATTCTCGAGCGCCTCGGCCTTCTCATGGAGTTAGGACGATGACTGTAGAACAACTTACCGAGCGACGAGCCACCGTGTTGGCCAACGCTCGCGAACTCGCGAACAATCCCGAATCGGATCTGGCGCAGGTCAAGGGCCTGATGGCCGAGGCCGAGCAGATCGCCGCCCGCATCGAGGCCGTCAAGGCTCTGGGCGAGATGGCACCGGTTGCGCCGAAGGTCAACCAAGTGGACGATCAGCCGTGGAAGGCCGGGACCATCTCCCGCAACCTGCTCCCTGGCACCCGCGACGAGGCCAACTTCAAGGCTTACGCCTGGGGGCAGTGGGCTCGTTCGATCATGGGCAATCGCAAGGCCGCCGATTGGGTCAAGAACAACCTGAAGGCCCAGTCGGAAGGCACGACCACCGCTGGTGGCTTCACCGTTCCCGATCCGCTCTCGAGCGATCTGATCTACCTGCGCGAGCAGTTCGGAATCGCCCGCCGCGAGTGCAAGATCTACCCGATGAGCGCGGATATCCTGAATGTTCCGAATGCATCGGCATCGACCACGGTGTATTACCCGGGTGAAAACACCGCGATCACCGCGTCCGACCTCACCTTCGCGCAGGTCCAGCTCGTGGCCAAGAAAATGGCCGTCCTCACCCAGGTCTCCAAGGAACTGGCCGAGGACTCGATCATCGACTTTGGCGCTACGCTTGCTCGGGACATGGCGTATGTCATGGCGAAAGAAGAAGACCGCGTTGTGTTCAACAATGCGAGCGACTCGTCCTCGTCCGGTCTCGATGGTGTCCTCTGGGCTGTCTACAATGCCAACGCGACCAAGGCCAACATCGCCTCGCTGGTAGTGTTCACGACCGGCCAGACCCCGACCTATGCTCCGACCATCACCAACATCCGCTCGATGGTTCAGAAGCTCCCGACCTATGCGGCCAACGCCAAGTGGTATATGCACAAGGAAATCTGGTACCAGGTCATCAGCCCGCTCTTGGACGGTCTGTCGGGCAACTCGATCATGGACATCCAGCAGGCGTATGGTCCCAACCCGACGCTGTACGGATACCCCGTGGTCTTTGTTCAAAACATGGCCAAGACCTTGGCGGCCACCACTCCGTACATCCTCCTCGGCGACCTGTCCGCGGGTACGGTGTTCGGCGATCGGCGCGGCGTGACCATCGAGGTTTCCGATCAGCGGTACTTCGTCGAGGACTCGCTGGCGTTCAAGGGTACGGAGCGATTCGGCTTCAACGCCTTTGATTTGGGCAACGTGTCTGCGACCGCATCGGCTCGCGTTCCCGGCTCGCTCATTGTCGGAGCCTCCGCGGCCACCTAATCCAGACCAGTCTGGTATCGACCAAGCCTCCCGGTGGACGCACCGGGGGGCTTTTCCTTTGTGGGATAATCGAGACATGGCACTCTCCCGAGCAGACGCGATCGCCAGGGTCTCGCTTTGGTGCGACGCGATCTCCTACCCCGAGGTCTCGACCACCGACATCGGGACGGTGGTGGATCAGTTCGACCGGTTCGGCACTTGGACCGCCAGCACGGCCTACGCGGTCGGAGACCGGGTAGTACCCACGACTCCCAACGGGCGCGTGTACGAGGCCCGCAGGGCCGGTACAAGCGGTGCGACGGAGATCGACTGGCCTACGGCACCCTACGCCCAGTACCAAGGCTGGAACACCAGCGACGGCACCTCCGATCCGACACTCCTCTGGGTCGATGCCGGTCCCGCCAACGTCGAGCGCTACGACGTCCGAAGCGCCGCCCGGCAGGTGTGGCTGATCAAGGCGTCCCGCGTGGTCGGTGAGATCGACTCCAAGGACGGATCCGCGGACGTCAAGCTTTCGCAGCTCCGCACCCATTGCCTCGAGCAAGCCGAGAAGTTTCGGCCTCTGGTGATCCTCTGATGGCTCCGGCATTGCGCGAGCGCCTCTCCGCGTCGTTTGTCCGGCGTCTCTGCCAGGATCGCGTGGAGATCCACCGGTCGAGCATCTTGGTGGACGGGATGGGCGGCCAGACAACGACATGGCGCAAGGTGGCCACGATACCGGCGCGTCTGATCAACAAGAGCGACGCCGAGCAGATCATCGATCAGGCGGTACGTCCGACCGCGGTCTGGGAGATGCTGGTCCACGCCTCGACTGATATCCAGGCGAATGACCGGATCACATTTACGGGTCAGGATGATCGTATATTCGATGTGATCGGGAC